ATCTAGCAATAATAATAGTCAACCGTTAGAGGGATTGTATATTGGCAGAAAAGACTGGTTTCCCTATGCTGCTTGCAAAGGATTAACCAACCTAATGTTCCCCAAAGAACATAAGGACATTACCTACATAGCGGAAGCTAGAAGGATATGTAGTAATTGCCCTGTTAAGCCTCAGTGCCTAGAGTATGCACTTGAGTTCCCGGCAGCAGATATGCATGGAGTATGGGCAGGATTGACTAGTAGACAGTTGGCTGCAGAGCAGAGGCGAAGAGGGGTTAAACCTACTAGACCGACTCTTGCACAGATGTGGGGGCACTAATGGTTGACAAGATAATGGTCGCAGTAGTCGCTTTGTTAATCGTGTTCTTGTTTGTTATTACGGGCTACTGAATGCAAAGGCCCACCCAATAGACAACCGTTAGCAATTCAGCCTTTTTGTGTGGTGAATTAGAATCTACTGGATGGGCGAGTAGAAGTATAGGGAGAGGTTTCCTGACTGGCAACTTGCAGGTGAGGATTATTTGGGACTGGATAGGGGTGCGAGATTTTCAGAATTCCGATTTATTGTTTCAGAGCTCTGGGGTTTCTAGCCCTGAACGTTCTTGAAAAAGGGCCGGAAAACTTCTTTTCGCGGCACATTTTCAGATTCCAAAAATACAAATACAAATTACAAAATGCGAATATTGCAGGTGGTGCAAAAACTCATGCCATCTAATTCGGTTAGTTGTCTTTCGCAACTCACTTGTCCACAGGGCTGCAGCAAGGTCTCGCCCTTCATATAGGCAACAATAGACTCCTCCATCGTGGGGAGGGAGAACTGCGGGGAACCGGGAGCAGGGATTCCCTTGTCTTCCTGGAGTAATAGGAATATCGCGTAATTAACTATCTGGCCGACGGATAGGTCATGCCGGCGAGCATAGTCAATCAGCTCGTTCTTTAGCGAACCCTTCAGGCGTACATGTATCTCGGACCACTTGTCGGGCTGACGGGACTTCTGAGGCTTACGCACTGTCTCTCTCTACGAGAGCAATTAAATAATCAGTAAGAGTTAAATCAACAGCATCAGCTTGCTGAATTAATTTTTCTTTGAATTCTTTACTTACCCTGATTGTTACGGTAGTAAAGGGTGTGGTTGGTATTACGGTTGGTCGTCCTGGATTGCGCTTCATCAAGGAAGATAGTACACGATACCGGCAATCAATGTGTAGAGCGTTACTTTACTAAGAGGGTCAATAGCTCTGGATTTAAATGTCCAGAATATAAGTAGGGTACCAATAAGATACTTCATTTTGTTTACCTCTTTTTGTTTGGGTATTCTGGTTTAGGCATCTTCATCCACCACCGTCAGGTTACTAGTCTTCTTGTACTTCTTTTGTTCCAACTTTTCTACCACCTTATTATATACCCGTACAAAAGTTTCCCTATCTCCGTTGGTATGCAAGTCGTTAGCCGAACCTCCCAAGAGGGACATGGTCTCAATCATCGCTTCTGGTCTCTCCCCCTGGTAGAACTGTCCTCCCTCTGTGGCTTTACGCATAGCCTGGAGTATGCCCCATGCTGTTGCAGCATCTGGATGACTTTCGCCGCCCGTTATGTTGTCGATGGCCTTGCGGCGTACTTCCCCAGGCCGCGGCAGGAAATTAGCATAAATCGCTAAATCGTTAAAAGCTTCGCTAGCTACGTCGTAGTCGATATCGCTGAGCATGGCGAACCAAGAACGGAAGATATGTTTCTCGTCCGAAATGAGAATCTGGAGGTTGTACATCGCGTAAGCAATTCTGGTTAGCTCTTCGCATTCGAACTTATTCACTGTCTACCTTTTGAATCCACTTTAGTCCCTGGTAAGCGAGAGCATCATAGTCTCCCTTATGGAGCAGTTCTTGAATCTGTTCGTTCACTTCAGTCTCGCTGACCCTTTCTGGGTATTTCGCGGCCGCTTGTAATGCCACCAACAAAAGGATGGCAACCTCCTCTAAACTTTTGGCTAGATTTATCTGAACCTGCCCTGGATAATCTTCTTTTCCGTATTTAGACATCGCGATATATTGTTCCTTATTGTTTTGCTGCACTGTCTTCCACCACCGTCAGTTTCTTATTGACCCTACTGGCCCTCTGGGTTATCCCGTAATAATCTTTTGTTGCCTCGAATACTTCGGGTGCTGGCTCGGCCATTGAAATCTCAACCAAGACGAACTCTTCGTGGACGTCTGCCCAGGGGCCCGTGTAGTCGACACGTGTGAGCTCTGGGTTCCCAGTAAATGCATAAAGTGGAATAATGCCGCAGATGAGACTCGAGACCATGGGCGTGACATCGTCCCCCTCCTGCATCCATCCCACGATAGTTAACCGGTCGACGTTGAAGTCATAATCGATAATCTTCGTAAAGTCATCGTCGAAGACAGATTCAACCCACATGCCCCAGGCGTACAGCGGGTACGGCTGCGCGGTAAACGTTTTCTTGTTATTCTTGTTTTTGCTCATATTCCTGTTTTCGTTTGAACGTGCGGCCGAAGCTACCCGTATTTTTTTAATATTTACCAATTTGGCTCTTCGTCTGGTGACTCGTCTCGAGGGAGCTTGTCTAACATTGCCTCAATACGTGCATTGTCTCTGAAGATGTGCTCTATACCTGTGTACTTCTTATTTTGTTTATTGCGGCCCATGTGGAAGTCAGACTTTGTGCACCCAGTAATTGCATCTTTCGCGACGTCTACTCCATAGTGGTAGATAGCGCTGCCGATTAATACCTTTCTGGCATGGTCCAGAACTGCCAAGCTGCGCCTTTTAAACGTTAGCTGCCAGAATTCAAATACTTCGAGAATTTGTTCTTCTGAAACCTTTTTAGCTGCAGCATTTTTCTCAAGCGTTTTTTTAGCTGGACCTCGAGATTTTTTTGGTTTTTCTAGCATCTTATTATTCTAATCCCCGTGAAAGGTTTTGTCAAGTCTCATTGAGAATTTAATTTTCAAGTTAACTTGATACAAGTTAGTAAGCAATGTCAATTTAGTTAACCTGAAACAAATAGAGGGGAAAACCCCTTTGGAGGGGGTCCGGGGGAACCTTTGCTTTTTGTTAAACCATTTTTGGCAAACTCAAAGTAGGCCCTCGGAATTTTCCGCGAACTTGAATCAGGTGGCTGTAGATGTGACGTCACTCTTATGTTGGTCGAAGGACCGAGCGAGGAGAACTGTAGCAGCTTCATCCACCACCGTCAACTCGCACGGGCAAGTTTTTTAAAGTTTCTTATCCACAGGCTGTGGATGTGGTATTGTTTCTCTGCTGCATAGCGAGACCCTTTCCTTTGCGTGCAGTGTCGCGGGGTTCCCTGGGGTTGAGTGAAGTTGCTTTCTGTAACGGGTTTGTAGGTGGCGGACTCTTATCACTCCCCTGGGGACCTTTGCTTTTTCTCATTTATTTGATTTCCTGCAGCGGCAGCGTAAACCATCCGCGTTCGAACATTATCGCGACTACGCAGTAACCAATTACATCCATGTAATTATCAGAAACCGATTCATTGTTGGGAGCTGTGCCGCGCGCTGCTAAATTCTCTAATCTTGCAATTTTGTCATGTACTCGGACTAGGAGTCCCAGTCTTCCAAATCGCATAATATTGTCACTTCCGTAATCTCTTTGCTTACGCGTTACGAGGCCGGCGATGTTATTAACCATTTTTTCCAAATTTTCCCCGTCGAGTGCACGTTCTGGATTAATTCCGAAAAATTCAATTCCTGAGTCGCCGGCCGCAGCACGTGTAACCGCTGCGAGTATTTTCCAAAAATCCGAAATTTCTTCGGGGGCCATCCAGGCGTCTGGGGAAATTCCTACATTTCTGGAAATCATGTAATCCAGCTGCGTGCGCATATCTTCCAGCTTATTCATAGCTAGGAGATTAAATGAGAAAATCGTAAAAACAACCGCGGCCGCAGCTTCATCCCAGGTAATCGGCTCTTCGTAATAAGTCTCTTCCACCACCGTCATTTAAAAACCCTCCTCAGGGATAAAGTCTGGAATTTCCAGAGTTCCGCCGCCGCCGTCTTCAGCTAATTCTAGCGTTTTTTCAAAAAAGAACTCGAGGAGCTGCTCCCATTTCTCCTGAGCCCCGTCCTGGTCTTCCATGTCTTGGCAAACAAGAGCACATTTTTCAATAAACTCTTTTGCCACCATAGCTACAACCCGGCTTTCGTCTGCAGTTGGAATAAGTACTGGGCCCCTTTTCCCGACAACTGCACGGGGAGCAATAACAATCGTTATTGTTCTCTGGCCTTCAGTCCCAACAATTAGAATATTCTCCGAACCACGGAGGGCCTGGGTTAGCTCGGCCTGCATGTTTCTGGCTAGCTCTGGGGAAATTCCTTCAAAATCGTTTAATTCGTTCATGAGCTCTTCGCCTTGTTCGAAACCAAAGTTTTTACTGTAATCGTCGTCACCCACGGGGACCTCGGTCTTCCTGCCAAATTGACAATATCTATTTATTGGATTGTATCTGTATTCACTATTCATTATGAAAGCGTGCTCCCACGTAATGGCTTATTTGTGTATTAGTGTCTCGACTATGGACAACACCACTCGTTTCAAAACATACATTGGGGCCCTTCGACAATTTGCTATTCGAGAGGGACACACCCACGTGCCGGCAGCTCACATCGAAAAATTCGAAGATTCCGGAATTAATCTGGGAGCTTGGGTTGGCTACACCAGGCAACGTTTCCGTAAAAATCAACTTTCTGAAGAAAGAGCGCGAGAGCTCTCGAGCGTCGCGGGATGGGTATGGGGACCTCTTCGTCCAGGACCGGCCACTGACATTAATCGGAATAAACAGATTCTTGAGATGCGTGCGGCCGGAAAATCCCTCCGCCAGATTGCGGACGAGTTTGACTTGAGCCGTCAGCGTGTTCATCAGATTGTGCGAGATATCGATGCGCAAGGATGACCGGTTGAGAAGGTCGGAATTGTTTCTTCCACCACCGTCGATTAATAAGCATCGAGTTATCCCAGCTTCTGATGAAGAATTAGAAGAAAAGCAAATAACTGGTTTTTTACTGGGAGTGGCCATCGCCGGCGTGCTCGGGTTTATTGTGACATCGGCTGCATATGGCCTGATGCTCTGGGTGGTTATAAGACTGCTCGAGAATAACGTGCCCCTGGTCAACTGCTTTGCCGTTGCCGGTATCGCAGTGTTCGTTAGGGCTCTGGGTAGGGTGTCTCGGAAGAAGCCTGCAGGCTCGCTCACTCGTTGATGCAGACGTAATCGTCTGTCAGGTCAAGAAGGTATCCGTCACCCATGCCATGGGTGTCCACGCTCATCTCAATGCTCTTGGCGATTGAGTCCATTGTGGCTCGGTCTACAGTGCGCACGATTGCGTCCTCACTGTCTTCCATTGCCTCTTCAACAATCTCCACTGGGGCGTCCTCAGCGATAACGATGAATTGAGTGAGACCGTCAGGAGAGTCCTGATGAGTTGCGTCTCCGATAAAAGCATGAAGCTTTTCCATGTGTTTCTCTTTTCTAGTAAGTAAGTAGTAATGATATCGACATCATGATGAGTCGCCAACCTTGGGGGGAAGGAACTAGAACCCATAAGGGCCGAGCGACCCATCACAATGCGAGTGGCCGTACCCGGTGGAGAGAAAGAAGCCCCACCGGGTACGAATCCTTTATCCTCGGAGAGGAAGTTCGGTTCCGATTGATTCTTGCCAAGCGATGCGAAGCATTGCAGGATATTGTGATTCAGGCTTTCCACCGTTCTTCATCTTGCGAAGTTCAGAGATTGCCTCTTCAACGAATGGCACGACAACAATGTTGTGCTTCTTGCAGAAGTTGATGCACTGCATCGCAAGCGAGTTGTGGAATCCACTGTTGGTTCCACACACTCCACCGTCTGTCACCCAAATAATCGGAGAGTTAGAGCGTTGGCGATTCTTCACTGCCCATTCAAGTGCAGGGAAGTCAACGCCGTTGCCTGAACCCTGAGTCGGTAGGTCTTTGACCATGCGACCCTTGTCAGCCAGCACATAAGCGTTGGGAGTGTCTTTGCCGTTCATCTCTGAATAAGACAGGACAGTTGCACCGGGGGCGTTCTCAACAATCTTGCGAATCTGCTCGTGCGTGAAGTTCATTGAGCCTGATGCATCAATCACAACAACGCCACCACTGCCTCGTGTCACCTTGTCAAAGACTCGCATCTGTGGGTCAGTGATGAGACGATGCATACGGCGTGGAGAGCGACCAATGTTAGAAGCAGTACGCTTCTTTCCAATGTTGCCTTTCGTTGCCAGTGGCATTGCAAGTTTGCCGATTTTCAATTCAGCCCAAGTTGGGATACGACTAGTAATCTCACCGGGTGTGATTGTTGTCAATCGCTTGCCAGTGCCTTTCTTGGGGCGACCACGACCTTTGTTGGAGTGAGCAATCTTGACAGACTCGCCTTCCTTGCCTTCCTCTGATTCGCCTTCTGCGCCTTCCTGAGACTCGCCTTCTTCTTCCTCGTGTAGTTCCTCGGGAGAGATTGATGCGAGACGGTCAACCCATTCAGCGATGCGCTCAGTGTGGGAGAATCCGTATGGGAAGAGTCCAGTGTTCGCATCAACCTTTGTTGAAGCGAGCGTTCCGTACTTGTATGCCTTCTGCATTTCCTTCACTGCTCGCTTGGAGATATCGGCAAGCGATTCACCCCACATGCGATTGTGTCGGCGTATGCCATTCAGGAATAATTTACTGCTCGCAGTGCCAGCAGTTGCGATTGCCGTATGAACGGCACTCTGCCAATCGTTGGTGTTTGCAATGCGCTCACCGTCAGCAGTTTCGCCACCGTCAGCAAGGTGATTCTTTGCATCAAAGCCTTGTTGTTGAATCAGAAAGTTGACACGCAATTCTTCAACAACGGTCATTGCTTTTTCGGTTGCAATGCCACGCTGAATCCACTGCTGAAACGAATCACCAAGTGGTGATACTTTCGCATGCATCATCTCGTGCGCACGAATCACACGAGCAAGTTCAGTGTTCATCACCGGCACACGCATGATGCGTTCTGCGATTGCAGTCATTGGTTCGCCTCGGCGTGGATTGCACTCCGATACAACCCACCTTCCGTTATCGGCATCGTTGCGTCCAAGCCATTCAGGCTCGGCGTACATTGTCGCTTGCTTGTTCATCTCAGGAAACCTTGTCAATTGCGATTGCGTCAAGGATTGATTCTGAGCGTGAGCCAAAGACAATCTGCGATGCACGAGCGTCACCGAGACCTTTGCGCAACTTGTCAAACGATGCGAATGCACGAAGCGAGATTCTACGGTCACCAGCATCAGCCATACGGACTGCGAAGTTGCGAAGGTCATGAGACAGTGCGAGCAATGCAGTTGGGTGTGGGGTGTTGATGCGAATGCGAACAGGGAATCGGTCAGCCAACGCTGTTGGTAATTCTTCCATGTTCTCAACATTGGTGGTCATGATTGCAGTAAAGCCTTCACGAGGACGAACGATGCGACCAGTCTCAGGGTGTTCCCAAGTTGCAGATTCCGGTGAGTCAAGCATTGCGAGCAGTGTTGCGAACACATCGCCCGATGCCTTGTCAACTTCATCCACGATGAGACGACCACCAACGATGCCGTTGCCTTCCCAAGCCTTGATAGCCGAGCCGTTCATCCATTGGAAGCCCTTGTCTGCGCTCGGCATGAATGCACCAGTCACATCCATATTGGTCATGTCCTCGGTGCAAACGAGACGGAAGGCTCCACCAGTGGTGTCGCCCATTGTGAGACCTGCAAAGGTCTTGCCGATGCCTGACGGTCCGTAAAGCACTACACGGTCAATGCCGTTAGTGATTGCGTCCTCAAACATCTGCCAGCACTCAGGGAGTGTGGTTGTTGAATCGGGTGTTGTTGTCATGTCTAGTTCCTTTTCTAGTAGTGGTGACATTCATCAACTTAGTATCCGTTACGGACGAGTAACAAGTTGCCTTGTTTGCTGTCCAAACGGTCACTGGCTGACAGGTAGAAGATTAGTTGTCGTTACGGGCGAGTAACAAGTTCTACTGTTCAGCCTGTCTATCGGCCTTGGGGTCACGGATTTCCCATAGACCCTTCTTTATCTTCCGGAATACCGGGGAGTCCTGAATGAACTTCAGGGTAGTGGGATAGGAGAATCCCGAGATTTCTACCAATTGTTCAGTGGTGTATTGCTCAAACAGGTGAGCCTTAGACCAGTCAATGAAGGCATCGTATTTATCAGAACGCTTTTCTGCCTTTACTACGACTTCTTCCATAGAATCAATTTCTATTGAGCAGTAGTCCCGCACCACTTCCATCAAAACATCAGGGTAAATGGAGTAGGACGATAGGAACTTGGCCGGGTTGCCGGCACTGCCTGAGCGTTGCCACACTTGAAGCGTGTACAAAGCACGAAGCGTCTCATTGATGCGAGAACTTGTTTCTTGTGGAACGCTGAATGGATTGCCATGTTCAGCCAAAGCTTTATCCCACATCTCTTTGTGATTAGTTTTAATCAACTCATCTGTGATAAATGGTGTGGTCATGTGTTACTTCTTTCTAATAGGTGTTGTTCGGATTCTAACGGGCGTTACGGGCGAGTAACAGGGTTTATTCGAATATTACAGAATCCCCAGGGGTGTGTCATAGTTTCTGGGGTGGTCATCCACCACCGTCGGGTTAAATTCCAAAAACTAACAAATCTGAAAAACATCGGTAAAAATTAATTCAGGAAATTGACTTTTCTGAGGGGTGGCAGCTTTGCACGTAGTGAACTTTCTTCACCGTCTAGATGATTACCCCGGTTCGAGCCCCGCTCTCCACCCGGGAACCGGGGCTCAGGAGAAAAAAGATTGACGGTCACCTCTTGCTGCGAATTTTTGTTGCCCGGGCATTTTTCTTGTGGTAATCCATTGCCTGAATATCCATTTTTCCATCTTCCAACCAGGCGTCGAACATCTCGTTGATTATCTTGAGCAATCTCTCTGAAGATATTCCCCACTCAGCAAGGTTCTCTGTGAACCTTCCACTGGAGTAGTCATCGAATATCACTGCCATTGCCTCAGCTCCTGTAGTTGCCAAGGTGTAGTAATTCTCTTCGAGTAATTCCATAAGTTCTTTTTTCTTGATTTTCTTTTCAAGCATCTGGCTCTTCTTTCACTAGTTCTGCATATTCTAGAGCAGAATCCATAATCCACTGGTTGACATCGTTACCAGCATTTTCCCACTCGTCAAACTCTTTACAGATTTGAGCCCATCCTTCGTCGGTAAGTTCCAGCCCATCCAAGTTTTCGAACTGTGGTTTATCCCACCACAGAATACACAGTTCTTCATCGGGGGAATAGCGACTTAGCATCTCGATGATTTGTTTGATAATCACAACAACGACGCTTCTTTCAGGAATTCACAGTATTGGGTAAAAATTGCATCGCCTTGCGCTTCTTTCCATGCTTCGTACTTGTCAATGGACTCGTAGTCGTCGTAATCTACTTCGCCCTCGTATGCGCATGGCTCATACATGGACTGAAAGACTGTGTCGCCATTGAGGTACGCCTCGGTGCCTGCAAAGAAGCCAGCCTCTTCGTCATAGTCAAAGGTGAAGAGCAGTTCAGGGAAGAGCGTAGAGACCTTTAGGAAGCCTGCATCGGCTGGACCCCATGCAGTTTGGTAATGCACAACGACTTCCCATGAGCCGTTAGCGAGTTGCATCGGGTGTCCGATGCTGGTATCACAATCGCCCCACTTGGTACCCCAAGTGTCGTATGCCCAGTCGTACCAGTCCTTGTGACCGTACTTGGCAATGTTGGACTCTTGTTGTTTGCGATGCTCTTCTGCTTTATCGGTGCCGACAGAGCCAGCGACTGTCTCGTGCAGTTCCGTAGGGCAAGGGACATACGACTCAAGAATCTTGGAATCCTTGATTCCGTCAATGAATCGCTGTACTTCTGTTGGCGAGCCTTTTACGCTCAGTGTTGTTGATACCCAATTTGGCATTTTTTGTTCCTTTTTAGTAGGGGGGACAATGTTTAGATTAGTCGGCGTTACGGACGACTAACAAGTTCAGACATAAGTGACTTCTATGGCGATTTCGTCTTGCAACCCACATTGGTCGGGGTGGAAGTCAATCCAAGCGTCAATCTCTGGGGTGATTTCCTGCCAGCCCTTATCCCAGAAACCGTTGTTATTCAGGAAGTCGTAGAACTTCTCGGGGTCGGGCAACTCTCGGAACTCCACAGGCAACTTCTCATCAGAGATAGAGAAGTAATCCCACTTGGCGTAGGTCGGACCTTCGGGGTAGGAGACTTCGGTAAGGATTCGGATGTAGTGCTGTGTCATAAGAACAACTTACTTCTCGTTACGGACGACTAACAAGTCAGTCCGAT